CCTATACCCTTATTTATAAGGGTGAAAAATGGTAAGTAGTAAGTTTGAACGTTTTCAATAACTTACAACCCCATTTTTGGTTACTTCTCGCAGTCTTTGCAACTGGTAAGTGGTAACCAACAACCCATTGAAATTGTTCTATTTTATCTACTTACCACCGTTTACTTACCACCGTGGTAAGTAGTAAGTGGTAACCAGAACGAAACCAGAACAATTAATCTACCACCCTTTTCGGGGATATCCATGCTGCTCAATCAGGGTGCCATTTCTGTCGTAAATCCACCCTTGTACATATGTGTCATCATCCACGAACGATTTGCCATGAACTCCATATTCGATTTTCAGCACGTTCTTGCCGTCAAGGCGGTTATGAACAAAGTCTTTGCTTACAGCGTCGATGATAATCTTGAACATACGATGATCGTTGACGCGGGTGATATGATGCTCTTCACCGTCTTCACCGCCATCCTCGCTCATGTAGGCTTTATCGAAATTCATGGCGAATGACCCATCTTCTGTAGATGTCGTGGGGTCTTCAATGATAGCGATATCCACGAACATTTTTTCGGTGTCTTTCATGTCTTCTTGCAAGTCTCGTAAGCCGAACATTTTATCCACAGTGTGTCGCCCTAGCGTATGCAGAAGCTTGGAAGTCTCATTTGCCTCTTCCATATTTCCTTCGATCCAGAAGTATTTGTTGACCAAATTCTGCATGCCATTTTTTTGATGTTTCATGTCATAGATTTCGATCATGTACTTATCGTAATCATCATCTTTCATTTTGGGCCAATGGTTTCTTTCGGCTCCTTTTTTCACGAAATCCAGAACGGCCCCCTCAGATGCAAGCCCCGGCGTTGCGTGTTTACCGTTAATCAGTGCGTAGTATGGCATTTTATGCTCCTCTCGATTCTAGCTTATAGTCATGGACGATGGTCCCCAACTCAGAGTTACCTCTGATATGCGGCGCGATCCAAGTGCGATCAGCGCGACCTTTGATCTTACGCCAATGTCCTCGCACCCAATGCTGCCTTTTTGGTGTGCCGTGGCCGGTGAACTTTTGTTCGTATATGCGAACGCCTCGCGGCTTTGGAAGCTGGATCGTAACCAGCTTGTATTCGTTCTTTGGCAGCTTACGGCCCCACCGTGTGTGCGTGATTTTCTTTGGCGGCTCAGAACTAAGGTGAATTACCTGATCGTAATTCAGCATGCCTAACAGCGCGATTAGGAACCTAACATCGCCCTGTGTGCCGTAAGCACTCTCGCTCTCAATGCTTTTATGGTCTGCTGGAAGAAAATTATCCATCAGCCCTGCCATTTCTTGTTCAGTCCAGCCTTGCCTGAACTTTCCTTCGTCAACAAGCCAGTGCATAGGCGCGGTTTGCACCACAGCCGTTCTCATCATGATCTGGTCAAGAAAGAACCGTTGCGCTTTAACATCTGCGTGATTGTCGTGATACCAATTCGCCATCATGCGCCTGAAGAATTTCTCGCGGTGTTCTTGCATGTCATTTTCATGTTTTGGCGAATGCAAGCCATCTCCATAAACAAAATCATTGGAAACGATATCGTCATTGGATATGCGGTAGCCCAACGGATATGACGCTATCTTCATATCGCCATCTTTGCCGGTGTAGCCATATTTTGTGTACAGAACTGCGTCATTGATGCGCTGTATGTGAAAGCCTGTCTTACGGCCTTTAAAGCGTTCATCCGGCTCCCACTCTACATACATGTTGGGGACATACTTGTTCATTGCCTTTTTACGGGCTTCTGTTTGATCAAAGTTATCCCATTCGATCCACATGTTATCGAATGCGGGAATGCCCTTATACAGCATGTCGAGCAGGTTCTTTGGCCGCACCAATGATGCGGTCATCACCTCGCTCATCAGGCTTTTATCCACGACGAACTTCTGTGATGTCGCGATTTCGACCTGCATGTTGCGGCGCATAGCTTCAGCGATCTTGCCGCCTTGCCATCCAGCGATACCTCGCCTTGGCTCAGACAGTCCGCCAAGAACTGAATTAGCCAGCGTTGGCTCGTCATTCAGAAAATCAGGAACAATTTTACTAAAACCGGGCGCTGCATCGCTCAAGGCTCTCTTCAGCCGATCTGTCGGTGCTGGTGGCATACTCATATCCCATGCTCCGCGCCATCTTTTAACTCTTCATAAATCTTGTACTTAGCACGATCCCAAGCCCTTCTCACATCTGCCTCTTCTCGCGACAACTGACCTTCTTGCATGTTCTCACTTAATTGTGCGAACTCAGCTTCGGCCATGGCGCGTAGTACCGCCATAGCCTCGTAGTGTGTCAGCGTGATGCTAATGCCGTTATCCAATCTATTCGGCATTTTCAGCCTCCTCTTGCTCTAGGGTCCATGCAACGCGAACAGCTTGCTCCACATAGCGGAACGGCCCTGCGACGTTAGCGTCCAGCACCGTATCCACCACATAGCTTTCATAGGGGCTTTCTTCAGCCACTGCGAACCTCTCAGTCATGACTTGCCACCTCGCCTATCTTGATGCCTGTATCGGCATGAAAATTATGCGCCAACTCATCCATGAAGCGTGAAGCGTCATATGACATTTTGGCCCACTCATCTTGGTTAAGAATGTCGTGCAGTCTTTCGTAAACATACACAACGTCCACACGGCTTTGCTTGCGAATATCTTCATCCATAACGAACCTCCCCAAACACACCAAGCTGCAAGATATTGTCAGCGTCGTTAGCGTCCCAATCACCATTGTTCATGATGGTCAGCTTAACGTCGTCGGACAGAAGCGAGATACCCTTATGGATAACGTCGAAAGTCTTGACCTTATCGGAATCGCTGTAGATGCGGGAGTCCCATTCATCCGCACCATGACTGATCGTCACCTCAAAGTTTTCTGCGAGATGTGCGCCGCTTTTCAAGCTAGGAAGATCGTCCTTGAACAACATACCCTTGGGCTTGTCGTAGTCGATACTGTCCACCCAATAGTTACTGCCACCCTCAAGGATGGTAACCCACAGGTTTTCCAGTGTGTTCTTCCACCACTCATCAGATGGATCAAACTTGATTGTAATATCTCTGCTCATCTTTCTATCCTTTGGTTGATTGATAGTTATGTATAGTTAGTAGCATTGATTGCATGTGTCAACAACAAAAAGGGGGGCTTGCGCCCCCACTCCCTTAGTCCTTCCAAGCAATGCTATCTACATTCTCTTTGATGGTTGAGATGAACTTCAACATCAAAACATCTTGTTCACGCTCCGCTGGACGGTACCAATCCCTTTCAAAGTCGGGGCTTGCTTGTACGTCACCCATTTCCATGGTGCGGTTTGTTTCCTTGATCCCATTCAGAATCTTGATTAATTCGTCAATCAGCAGATTGTCCATTTGTTCTTCCTTCTTTCTTTGGTGCCGCCATCATTAACGGCAATACCAATATATGTGCAATGATTGCCTATGTCAACACCTATTTCCAATACAAAAACATGTGCAGTTTTATGCCCGCTATTTACGTCTAATTAGCGGGCATAACTTGTGCCGCATAATTAGCGGTAATTACGCGGCATGACATGTGCTACAAAATGTGGGGAAAGAATGTAGCACGGCAGGAGGGTATAATGACAAAGGCACTGATCATTCCACGCAACGACGGCATAGCCATCAGCATGGACGAATTGAGCAAGGTTGTGGTTGTGGAGATGAATGCCGAACAAATGCTCAACATGGCGCATCGCTGTCAGGAGGCGGGACTTGAAATGTTGCGCAATGAGAAACGCGAACAATTGCTCGTATCTAATCCTTCAGGCGAGTCACTGTAAGCTTGTACCCCAAATAATTCAGAGCAGCTTCGATGTCGTTGATTCTTGGTGTGTGGGTAGTACGCCACTTCCTCAACGTATCCCGATGAAGCCCGACTCGCTCAGACAAATCCATCTGGCAGCAGCGTTGTTTGTGCATTTCTTTGAACAGAAATTGTACTATTGGATTGCCATTTACGATGGCAGGACGGTAGCGAAACTTTCTCATTAATCCCTCAAAAAGAAACCCCGACGACAGAACGAGTCCACCGCCGGGGCATCAACCAAAGAAAGGAGTCACATGACCACTTACAAAAACGAATATACGCAATGATTTCGATTTACGCAACACCTAATTACACATTATCTCGCGCTGTTGTTGCTTCATATTCACCCCGACTCATGGGGCCATCTATTGCACCGAGCCAAACCCGACCACCTGTAGGGGTAAGCTGATACTTCGTAATCCTGCCATCGTCTTGTATTTCACGAACATATTGCTCAAGCCTAGACTTGCTAACGCCTTGCAGTATCTCTGGCGTGTCAGCATCTTCAGAGCGTTTATGCACAGCGTTGTTACCGCTCATATGCGTAAGAGCCTCGCCCCGATTCTCGCAATCAGTGATCCACTGGAACATGGCATCTAGCTTTGCCTCCAGAGCAGTGCCTGTGTTCATGGCGACGATCTCTTCACTGCGGTCAGTCAACAATCCCGTATTCATATCCCGAATGAAATGCCGAACATTTCTTAGCGCTGGGCCATTTGATTTGACGACAGCGCCGTCGTAGCAAGTGTTGCGCTGAAAGGGTATGCCCAAGCGTTCACACATTTTCTTGGCGCGAGTTACATCGACCTGCCACACTGCAAAAGCAGAACGCACCCCGTCAACAAGAGCAGATGTACCCCGAATAAGGTTACGAGCTTGCTCCGGTGTTTTGATCACTGCGTCCTCTTTGATCTTTGTCATGTGGTGACAGAGCAGCACCGATGCGCCAGTCTCAGTTGCGATCTTGGCAAGTAGGCCCGTAAGAGCAGCACCTGCTGCCGGATCGGCGTTTACGTCAGCATGTACAAAGGAAGCAAGCGGATCAAACACGATGAGCTTCAGATTCGGTATCTGTAAGATTTGTTCGTATATCTTTTCAAACTCTTCGGACGTAGAAAATTCACCGCGATTCTCCGATAATATTGGAAACACACCCCCTACATTTGGTAGTGGAACTACCTTCAGATCATAGATGTAGCCATTTCTAGCCCCGAATGGATCCATGCGATCAATACGGCGGTGCATCTCAGCCTCGTCATCTTCGGCTGTAAAGATAACAACATTGCCATATTCTTTAACCAGACCCCCGAAAGCTGTGGTCATTGGCTGGCCCGATGCGATCTTCATGCCCATGTCGAGTGTCATCATGCCTTTGCCCGAATCTCCAGCAGCAGCAAAGATAATTGGCACACCGAGTGGAAAGGTGCCGTCGATCAGGAACTTTTGTTCGGGTGCTTCGCCTTGAAACCGAGCTACTGAGAAAGAGTCGTCCAGCAGGTTAATGTTTTTCTTTGTGAACTTGGCCTTGGTGCTAAGAAAGGATTCAATGTTGAACCCTTCGGTAATAGCGTCCGATGCGTCCCATCCTTCAGGCTTGCCCATAGGCGGTGTCAGCATTGTTACCGACTTTGCACCAGCGGCCAGAGCCAAGTCCTGAATGAGATCAGCCAGTTTCTTGCCAGCAGTATCATTGTCAGGCCAGAGAATGACCTCCTTGTTCTGTAGAGGAGAGAAGTCAAACTGTGGTGCTGTTTTCTTCGTTAATGCCCCTGCGCCCCCGATGGTACAAGTTGCTGTGTAGCCCGATGCATTTAAAGAATCAGCACACTTCTCGCCCTCAACCCATATGACACGCTCAGATGCCAATACATTTGGGATATTGTACATAGGCCGGATGTCAGGAAACTTGGAGTATGGTACGCCCTCTATGAACGGTCTGAACTCTTTCTTGGGCTTGCCGTTGTTGTTTGATAGCGGGTTGCCACCAATGTCCTTGACGTTGTACCGACGCACAGCAACCAGTATCTCACCGTCAGCGTTGGTGTAGACGTACTCAGCGTCATATGGAGTGTTGATGTTGTACTGGGGTTTTATGGGATTTTCGATTGGCCCATTATCCCGAACAATTTGCGGCCCGGAATTTTCCAGATAGTCAGCGAACATTTCCTTGATCTCAGGAAGGCGCATGTTGCGCGACTCCATGAGTATCTTGACGATGCCCCCGATACCTACATTGCCGTTAAAATCTTGCCCCCGCATGAAGTGAGGAGATGCTGGATCAATGTCGATCTTCATCGACTTACCGGCATCGCCAAGCAGAGAGCCTATGTAGAATGTATGTCCATGTATTCTGCCAGCAGGAAGTGCATCTTGCAGGATGCGAATCTGCTCCGACTTAGGAACTTTCCTAGAAATTTCTTCGACTAAATCATGTGCAGAAACACTAGATGTTGTGTTGCCAAACCTTATCAAGCTCATTATATTGATCCTTATCCGCGCATAGGATGATGATGGAGGGAGCGGTTCACGCCGCTCCTTCTTTCTCCCAGCAAGTGTTGCGAAACTCACACCACTTACAAATGTGAAAGTCGTCATTCTGCGCGATACGCGGCAGAATGTCATTCCCTCTAGTTGCCTCTATAATCTGTACTGCTTTGTCACTGGTCTTCTGTGCCAATTCTGCATCGAATGGCACCATTTCTATGTATATCTCACTGGTATTCTTGTTCAGCACTGTGAACACACACGGGTTTTCCGACAGATTCATATATGCTTGGTACAGCGCTACTTGTGCTGCGTATACTGGGTTGGCTTCCGCCATACCCTTACGAACAAATTCATTAAATTTTTTATCTGATGCAGACTTACACTCCCACAACATAGGGTATGAGAGGTGTAATGGACCCCCACATATTACACCGTCGATATGACCACGCACTTCGCCTTCTGCTGTGTCGAATCCAAATTGTTTGCCATATTTCTCTGTTCTCAGGTCAAACCCTGCATCACGGAAGTACATGATCATTAAATCTTCTATGGTGTGACCAAGAGCAAATGTTCGTAAAACCTTTGCCGGAAATCCTTTATCGCTGTCCTTTGCTTGCCCCATGTATCTGTATTGAAGTTTACGAGCGCACGGGTCACCAAGAGAAGAAGCACCCTGATATTTGCGTTCTGGTTGCTTTCTTTCTTTTTCTATAACAGCCCGATCTAACTCAGCTATTATTGCCGCCACTTCCTCAGAAGGGAATTTCGACTGGCTCTTGTTTGATGGAATTTTGGCAGAGCCTGTCAAATAACTCTGCAAGGTAAGGTTCGGTGTAGACATCTTCCAGCCCTTCTATCTTTTGCGCGATCATCACCAAACCGACGACCTCATCTTCTGTTAAATCAATGAGTCGTTTGTTCCATCCCACCAGTTCAAACAACTCAGCCACACGCCTTAATGGATTGTTTCGTTGCCCTTCGTCCATGTTATGTTCCCTTCTTCTGGCACAAACATTGCTGTGTAGTAGTAATCAAGTTCTGCGATATCCACTACCGCAGTCACACACTTGAAGCCCGTTAACTCTTCGTCAGCAAAATCGACTAACGTTTCCAGAACAATTTCCTGAACCTCCTCATGATCTTCAGGATCACGGAAGTTTATGAAGCATGATGTTTGTATTGCTGGCTTCTCTTCACGGTGAAAGAGAAACGTCACCTCACCTCGTGTCATGCTGATTCTTCCCACTCTTCCATTACATCATAGACAATGTTGTCTACGAATTGCTTGTTCCATGTGTAGTTCAGCATACAAGCAGCCCGATACTTCGTCCATGAGAAGTCTATTGGGCTAATGTTTACGCCCTGTCTGGACAATGCGCTGCGTTGTTTGTCACTGACAGGATCATTCAGCCAACGCTTTGTCTTCTTAGCAGAGTCACCTGTTTCGTTCTGGCGCATATAATCGTCAGCAGCAGCCATGGCTTGCTTCTTTGTTCCGACAGATATTAGACGCACTCTGCCTTCTGTTTTTTTAACAATGGCTATAGATGTCTCTTCGACCTCTGCGACGAGAGCAAAACAATTAAACCCAGTAGCTGCGAGGCATGCTTCATTCCCGAACAAATCTACCCATCTGAACGGAGATCTGGACATCAGGTCTATCTCTGTCATTTGGAAATGTTCAAGTGGGTCTTTCTCTCCCGACCCTACTTCTTCAGATTCAAACGGCTCTCCACATACCTGACATTCTTTAGCTGCTGCCGGGTTCAATGCGCCACACGCAGAACATTGTTTTTCTGGCCCCTGCCCTTCTGTCTCACCGCCATCCAAATTAGCTTTTTCGTCAATCTCGCCGTGCGTTAAAATCGACGTGCCAAAGTCCATGACAATGCAGTCAGTTTTAATAACGCCGGGAAACTCTTCTTGGTCAACCGTGCGCAAACCACGCCCGATCATTTGCACCATAGTTGCCTTGAACGAGCATGGCCGTGTCAGCACAACACAAGATACAGGAGGTGCGTCAAATCCTTCAGTCAGGACCGCAACGTTAACCACGACCTGTGTGTTGCCATTAGACAACTCATCCAAGATGTGTTTGCGATCATCCTTTGGTGTATCGCCGGTAACCATATCGGCAGACACACCATAATTCACAAATGTTTTACACAAATCAGTTGCATGTTGAATGGTGGAGCAGAAGACAATTGTTTTCCGATCACCGGCTTTGTGCAGCCACTCCTCAACGATCCTCTCGTTGATAGCGCGTTTGTTCATGATGGCCTCGACTTCGCTCATGTCGAAATCGGTAACAGTTTTGCGGACGTTGTTTAGTTCATCACGAACACCTACGTCTACAACAAAGAATTTAGGTGGGACCAGAAATCCTTCACGAATCAACGTGCCTATTTCTATCTGGTGACTACAGTTATTGAATACGTCCCGCAGACCTTTCTTGTCACCCCGATTGGGAGTGGCAGTAAATCCAACAATCTGTACCCCCTCATTGGCTTTCTTAGCGGCCTTAATGATACGTTGATATGTGTCAGCAATAGTGTGATGCGCCTCATCGACAACGATAAGATCAACCTTGGGCATGCGCTCAAGATTGTTCTCGCGTGAAAGGGTTTGAACCATTGCGAATACTGCATCACCGCCCCAGTCTTTTTGTGAAGCGTTGACATAGCTAGCAGATAGTTCAGGGTTCACACGTTGAAATTTTGTGGAGTTTTGTGAAACCAACTCATCCCGATGCTGTAAGATCAGCACATCTTTCGACACATCACGACGCTTACCCACCAGAGCGGAAAGCATGATTGTCTTTCCGGCTCCAGTGGGTGCGACTACGAGTGTATTACCGTGCTTGTCCAGAGCATCAGAAGCGTCGTTGATTGCGACTTCCTGATACGGACGGAGCAACATGATGTTACCCCACTCTGTATCTGTACGTTGGCTTCTCGTACTTCTTGCTTATCTTAACACCAGACTTCCTAATACCAGTCATCTCCTGATATATGGTGCCTTTCTTCTTGCCTGTACTCTCTGCCATTTCGGCCACACTCGCCCCTTTTTTGCGAGACATGAGCCTTAACGACTCTCTGCAATAATTAGGAACGGAGTAGTGTTGCTCTAGCTTGTCTAACTCAGCGACTTGCTTTTGAACGAAAGTGGGGGGATTTACGGCCCCGGTTCCCCCCTGTACCGAGTTTAGCGACCTCTGATGGTTGCCGCCAAATAATTGCTTCAAAAAACTTAACGCGCCCATGGTGGTGTTACCTCCTGTGTTTGTACCGGTGCAGAAACAGCGGCCTGTGGTACAGGAGTGGGTGCGTGTGCAGCTTGTGGTGCTACACCCCCAGAAATAAACTCTTGCGAGTCTGGGGTCAACACAACCTTAATCTTGTTCTTGTCGGGGTAACCGTTGTTGCCCTTTTCAATCCCAATCTTAAAGCAAATCTCCATGCCCATTAGAACATGCACACCGGTAATTGTTGCACGTTTCTGGAGCGCTTCAGGACTTGTGTCGTCCTTCTTCAATCCATAGGCGCTATCAACCATACGCTTGATTGTCTCTAGCCCAATGCGCTTGGCTATCGGGTAGCCGTTTGCATCAAGCTTGGCCCCATCAACAAAGATGTTCTGCCAAATCTTGCGCTTGTCAAACTCACCACCAACGATGGTGATTTCGATAGGCATCCACTTTGCCCCACTAGCAGAAGACTTAAAGTATTGTCCGCCACCAAGTTCAGGCACTTCTGTATCGCCACCGCTTAATTTCACAATACCCCGCACAACGGTGTTGTCTGGGAGTAACGCAAATTCAGTCTTTTGCGGCGCGTCATCATAGGTAAAACTGTTTAGGTCAAGGGTCATGTTAGCCTTCTCCTTCTGCAATATTGACCGTTGTTGGATTAACAAACTGCATTGTATCTGGACGTGGCCCAGACATTTTTTCAAACAGCTTGCCAAGGTGAGGCTCTTCGATAGGGGCCAACCTACCGCTCCTGTCTTTTGCAGGATATCCCCACTTGTTTAGATTGTCGCAAATGAAGGCGCGAAACATATTGCCCTCATCTGATGCGACTGTTGCCATCGTGATAACTTCATCAACGATGCCGGGTAATTCACGGCCTGTCTTTGCGCCTTCAATCTGAAGTTCGTAATTTAGCCGTCCATATTCGTCTGTCTTTTCGTCCAAGATGCCGACGAAAATCACATTCTTTTCACGAATATGTTGTAGGTGTGTGAGCCACGCCATCATCTCACGACCTTGCGCACCATACACTGCGCGAGTGTCTAGTTTGCCGTTACGTTCTGATCTGGCTTCTGGCTGGTTCTGGTTGTGCGTAAAGCACAGCCGACCTGCTACAGTGATACTATCAACAAAGATCGTATCGTACTTTTGCAAGACAGCTTCTGGCTCACCATACATCTGCGTGACATATTCGTAATGCGCCATGCTGTACGGAGAGTCATCACTTAAAGCGGGGTTTCCGCCACCAAGGAAGCATGCAAAGTCACGGCACTCTTGCCAAGTGCGCGGTCTAATAACATCGACTTTACATCCTTCAATGGCGGCATCACCGGCTTCCAAGTCCATGAACAATGTCTTGTCCATATCCAAGGTGCGTACCAGTGATGTCTTCCCCACACCGGACTGACCGCAAATCACAATCTTGTGACCACGCTTTTCGGCCAGTCTTTCTTCGGCAGAGATAATTTGAAGCATTAGTTGGTATCCCTATCTTCAATGTTGACGGTAACGCCTTGCAGGTAAACAGTCCGTGCCTCAGATAGAGCGGACTGAATTTCTGGTGGCGCATTGTTATATTTGGTTTCGCCAATGCTGTACTTTACAGTTGCATAGTGACGAGCCGTGTCAGGGTCTATTCGATTGAGAATTTCAATCAGCTTTTCCTGATCCCAATCGACACGCTTTTTAAAATCAATAGTGACCTTGTGATTGCCAGTATTGATCGTAGTCTGACCAAAGTCCTTGCCCTGTTGAGCAAGCTGCATTTGGGCAGTCTCTTCAAACATGTCTTTGAGTGAGTTATTGACGATCTTCAAAGATTGCTGAAGTTCATCAATTTGAGATTTAATCTCATCGCGCCTTTGTTTAAGGGACGAAAGATCATTGAATTGTGGAACGGTATCTCCGTTCATGGCAGTCTCCATCAGTTGTGATCGCTAAATCATCACAAACATAATATCGCAAAGACTGCCTGTCAACTCTTTCTTGATAAAAATAATTCGATACCGTGTACGGCCTTCATCAACTTCTTTTTTAGTTTAAAATCAGGTGTCTCAAATCCTTTAGCATCCTCAACAACCGCCTCCTTAACTCCATCGTCGTCAACTTTTTTATATCTAAAGTCTGCAACGTAACGACAAATCTTCTGATCGTTCACTACAATTTCATACTTAACTTGTCTTTCAAGGTCTTTAACATACCCACCACGCTCCATGGCTCGTAGCTCACCCCACCTCTGCGCCTCCCATTTAGAATCAAACGTGATGCCATCGACAGTGGTTTTTTGTGCGCCGTACTTGTTCTTGCGTTTGTGGTAATACATGGTATTGTTTGGGTTGTTGTGGGAATATTTGGGAGATTGTGATGAAACAGCCAAAACAAGTCAAGTCTGTCGGCGTTGACATCGACACATATAATAAGCTTCGGGCTATGGCAAAGGAGGAACACCGCACGATTGGCTTACAGATTGCCAAGTTGGTCAAAGACGCATACGATAAAGATTATGGCAACAATGTGGCCAGTATGGGTATTGGATCTGCTGCAAGGGGGTGAGTATGCCCTATGAATGGATGCTTATTCTTGTCACGGCGGTAGCGCCCACAGAGTATAATGTGGTCGCGCTTCTGCCCACAGAAACCATAGAGCAATGCTACGAGCAAAGCGTTCAGGTGGATGTTGACATTGAGCGTAAGGACAATCAGGAAATGTTATGTATCAAGCTTAATCAGATGCATCTGCAAGAGATCGCATACGAGCCACTAAGCGTTTCGCCCGATTTGTAACCTGATCATACCAGCGGCTGTCTACCATTTCGTCCGCTGCCCGATTCCAATCACGCGCATAAACACCTGATTTCATGCCAACAAATTTAGAGAGGCGCGGTCTGCCCATATTAAACATCATATTGCAAATGATGTGCTGACATTCTTCGGGTAAATCGTCAAAGTCTTCATACAAAACTTTGCAGTCATCTATCATCACCGCACAGTCACGAGCAAACAGATGGCGCACACGTTCATCGCTAACGACAGTGCCGACAGGCTGTCCATACTCATCGTCACCCTCTACAATGAGGTGGCCCACACCACAG